TGGCTGGCTCGCTCCAACCCGCGAGACATGCCAGCAAGCGCGCACATCGCTGAAGGTTGCCGGTGTGCCTGATGAGATTGTGGATGTCCGTTGTCCGCATGAATCAGTGGACTTCAGTAACAAAAACCTTCTCATCGTGGACGAAGCGAAGCACGGCCCTGCTGCCGGATGGCGACGCATCATCGAATCCTGCAAAGGCTTTCGCTACGGCTTTGACGCAACTCCTTGGGGCGACGACCCAGACCGGAATGCCGTAACACGGATGCTATTCCGCAATCGCACCTACGAAATCAAACGGACCGACATCGGCGATTCATTGGCCGACGCTTACCTTCAACTCTCCGACGCAACCGATCTGAATCTGAAGCAGAAGATCGACGACAACATCGACCGGCTGTTTGTAACAAGACGGCGGTATATGCGGATAAGTGACGACGAATTAAAACGCATGTGCGCCTGGGAATCGCTTGTGGACATCGGCATCTGCGAGAACCGTGAACGCAACGATTACGCCATCAACTACGCCGTGGAGTATGGCGACATGCAGACGCTCATCCTTATCCCTCGCATCACGTTGGGTGAAGACTACGAAAAGCGCATTCCCGGTTCACTCCTCGTCCATTCGAAGATCGGCAAGAAGCAGCGCAAGGCGGCGATGGAGGAGTTCAAGGCTGGCAACTTGCGGACCATGATTGCCACATCATTGGCCGACGAAGGACTCGATCTTCCGAATGTCGAACTACTCATCATGGTCAGCGGCGGTCGGTCATCACAAAAGACGATCCAGCGAGCGAGTCGCGCACTGCGGAAAACAGATTCCAAAAACTGTGCGACAATCGTGGACTTTTCTGACAAGTTCCACCCCATCGGAGCATACCACGCAAAGAAGCGAATGGAATGCTACCGTCAACTCGGTTGCGTCTTCCAATGAGTGCATCAATTACAACAACAAACGAAACAGCCACGCCAACAGAGAACGTGGTTTATCTGATCGGAGAACTCCGAGGCATCAGTCGCCAAACCGAAACTAAGACAGGTGCGCTTATGGTGCGGCGCGTTATATCCGTCGCTCGTCACTGGACGGATGCGGACGGTAGGTTTCACGAAGATTACGATCAATTCGAACTGTCCTCATGGGGACAAGTTGCGGAGAAGATTATCGAGATTCAGAACGGCGCTTTGGTGCGTGTCAAAGGCCGTGTTAAGGTTGAGAAATGGAGCGATGGCGGTGAAACCAAGAGCGCCGTGCGTATCGCGGCGGAACAAATAACGGTCCTTTGCTATTAAAATGAAATCAAACGAAAAAATTGTTGCGGTCGATCCAGGCGTTGGCGGCGGCGTCGCCGTGAGTTCGCCACATGGCATCTTCCTTTTCTCAATGCCTGAGTCATTGCCCGACATGGCCAAACTACTAATGGAGTTCAAATTAGCAGATAGCCAACTCTGGGTTGAGAAGGTGCCGAAGTTCGTGTCCAAGCTCACATCACACGCGAGCATGGCGACACTCCATGAGAACTACGGCATCATCCAAGGATTGGCCTACGCTCAAGGCTACGCGCTGCACCGCGTTGAGCCGAAGATATGGCAAGAACCGCTTGGGCTTGGCGGACGCAAATCTTGCGACACCGGACCTCAATGGAAGCGAAAGCTGAGGTCTAAGGCTCAGGAGCTATACCCGCACCTCGACGTTACGCTCAACAACTGCGACGCGCTTCTGATCCTGCACTATGCAATGGGCGGCGGCAGGTGATTCACCGATAAATTCGCCGATAACCAGACTTCCAAACATGCTCTGAAACGATGCGCGAGATTCGGATTATCTCCTCCTCTTCGTACTCAGGTTTCGCTAGGTGAAGCAACTCATGGATCAGCGTATCAATCCGTTCCTTTTCGGTCTGACGAGGATCTATCTCGATCAGGTTCTCGCCTTGAAAAGCCTGACCGTAAGCCTTTATCCGACCTAGCCTTTTTTCAACGACCTTGATCCTCATGGCGTTTCAAGAGTCGTCATCATCAAACACCAAATGCCAGATTAAAAATGAGCGAACCAACAAAACTGTTAGCGGAAGAAACCGACATTGAGACACTTCGAGCGGCAATCGCAGAGTACCAATGGTTGGCCAAAGTTCTCTTCAAGACTGTCGGCTGCGGTTGTGACGGGGGGCATGACCTCTGCTACCACTGCGGCCAAGCCGAGAAACAATACAAACACATAACCGAGATATACAAATGACGAACCTAAACAAACCATCATCAATCCGAATGGCGGACGCAGACGAATCGCCTTCAAGAATCGACGTTGATTACATCGACCGAAAGTACAAGGAGTGGCTTGTCCGCCGTGGATTCTCCGATGAACTTGGAAACGTCCTTGGAATGCGACGACCAAAAGGACGACGACACAACCGAATTGAACCTGATGAACTCTGAAATCACGCGAGAACAACTGTTGAAGGAAGCACCTCAATTGATCGAGTATGCCATCCTCCGTGGCTGGATAAGTAAGCCAAAACGAAAAGCCGATGAAGCATGGCATTGCAGCAAATCAGGACATCTTGACGATGCTTCAGACGATGAAATACAGGAACTTAGGAAACAGCTCAGTGGAAGTTGAACTCCTCTCCGACGACGTAGAGATACGGATCGGAGAAACCAAGTGGGCTGGCGTGGCCTACATGCGCGAAGGCAAGAGCAAGGTCTACGTTCGAACCAAAGCCGAATTCAAGGCCAAGTTCGTTCTGATTGATGCGAAGCCCTAAACTATACATCACCGCACAAGAGCAGCTCTTTGCGAAGTTTCAGTCACGCTCAATCGCCATCCAGCATTGGAGCAAGTACCTGATGACTCCCAAAGAGCTTGCTCTCCTTTTCAGCAAGTTAGAGAAATCAAATTCAGTCCTCTCCGAAATCGCCAAGACCGATCTTGGCAAGTCTGGAGAACTCGCGAGAAAACAACTTGGAATCGAATGAGCCAATCAAAGATCGACCGTGCAAGAGCATGGCTTAAAAACACGCCAGGAGCCGTCGCTGGTCAAGGCGGTCATAACGCAACCTTCGCAGTAGCAACCGCGCTCATACACGGTTTTGAGCTTACTACGGGGGATGCTGAGACACTTCTGCATGAGTACAACGCGAAATGCCTCCCTCCGTGGAGGCAGAACGAGTTGGCGCATAAGCTCAATCAGGCGTCCAAGGTGCCGCACGACAAGCCGCGTGGATGGCTACTATCCGCTCAATCGGGCATTGGCCAAGGTGGCACACCCATCTCGCCCACCGGCAAGTTCGTCGTTCAGAAGATCCAAGCAATTCCGCAATCGGATTTCCGATTTTCAACCATAGATTTCTTAAAAGCCTGCTTCGAGCCGGATGAAGTTGTCTGCATCTGCAACGACATCGTGAGCGACGACGAAGGTCGGACTCGGCCAAACTCCAAGGGTACGTTCCTCAAGCGCGACGAATGGATTAAGAATCATTTCACGCCACCCATCAGCGCCATGTGGAACGGTCCTGACAGCCGTGGCGCTTACGTCCGCGTCAACCCGTGCTTCGATGAGAGCGGTTCTGATTCCGGCGTGGCAGCATTCCGCCATGTCTTGGTCGAGATGGACGAGAAGACCAAGGACGAGCAGTGGACGATCCTCAAGGAGTCGAAGCTGCCGATGTCCGTCGTCATTGATTCCGGTGGCAAGAGCTTACATGGATGGGTGCGAGTCGATGCGGCAAACAAGGAGGAATGGAGCGAGCGTCGTGATGTCGTCTATCGCCAGTTAGAAGCTCTAGGCATCGATCCGAAGAACAAGAACGCGAGCAGGTTCAGCCGGTTAGCCGGTGTGATGCGAGATGGCAAAGAGCAGAAGCTGTTGGCCATCAATGTGGGTGTCGTGAACTGGGATGCGTTCACGGACTATCTGGAGTCGCAGGATATGCCTCAGGAGTTCTCGCTCGATAGTATCATCGAGTACGACCCGAAGAACGATCCTGACAATCTGATCGGTGACAGATGGCTACGTCGCGGATCTTCGCTTCTATTCGTCGGCCAAAGTGGTTGCGGCAAAAGCTCAATGGCCGCGTATCAGGGGATGAAGTGGGCGTCCGGTGAAGCGTGGTTTGGCGTCAAGCCCGTCCGGGCGTTAAAAGTGGCTTACATCCAGGCGGAAAACGACATCGCCGATCAGCATGACGCACTCAAAGGCGCTGCCCAGATGACCTTCGGCAAAGAGAACTGGGAGCGAGGATTGCGGAGCGTGGAAATGCTCTTCTTCCGCGAAACGGTTCGCACCGGAACAGACTTCGCCACAATGCTCCGTCGCCTCGTTCGAAAAACCAAAGCTGACTTGGTTTACATTGATCCGCTGCTCTCCTACATGGGTGGCAATCCTGCGGACATCGAGGTCTGCGCGAACTTCACCCGACACCTTCTCCAGCCCATTATGATGGAGACAGGTGTTGTCCTAGTGCTTGTCCATCACTTCCCCAAGCCCAAGGGTAAGGACGACAAGCCTGAGAGCGTGGCAGATTTGGCCTACTCAGGATTCGGATCGTCGGATCTGACGAACTGGGCGAGAGAGGTGATTGTGATGAAGGAGGTTGGCTTCAACAATCCGCGCAAGTTCATGCTCGGCATGGCGAAACGGGCCGACCGTTCCGGTATGACTGACAAAGAAGGAAAAGTCACCGGATCAATTATGATCCAGCGTGGCACAGGCGGCGACATCTCATGGAACTACGCGGAACCTGAGAAGTTCGTCGTGGATAAGGCAGCGGCGAAGAAGCCGTGGACGGGACGACCTAAGCGTTAGCCTTCTCACGCTCGGCACGGCGACGACCTTTCGCAGCGAGCGATTGGAACTTCGCCTTGCCGAGCTTCTTGCGTCCGATGTAAGCCGCAAGAGCGCGAGGCTCTCTCACACCCTTCTTCTCAAGGCTGCTGATGAGCTTCTCGTAACGTCCGCCACCGCCAAGTTTCATCTTGTCCATAAATTTACCATGCTTTGCAGCTCCAGTGCCGAGGAGTCGTTTTATCGGTTGCCGTCGCGCAGTTATGCCGCGAGCGGAAGTTCTTACGGCGCTCAGGATTGTCGCGTTTGATTTCCATGTTGGCGTCTCCAAAGCGAACCTTGATGACATTGCCGTTGTCGTTCTTAACGTACACCGCGCTCTTCTTTCGCTCGCCAGGAGTGTAGAACGGCTTGTTGAG